ATGCCTTTAAAACGCTCTATAAAGCCTATAGAGAGCTTTTTATTTGTTTATAACAGGTAGATACTACAAGCTTATTAAAAACGCTTAAAATGGCTTATTTTAAATCAACGATTTCACACTTACCGGTTTTTAGGGAAATATCATAAATATACTCTGAGTAAAAATTTTAAAAAATCGAAAAATCGTCAGTATATAACAACGCCCCGAGCCTCGATGTGACGGGGGTTTGCTCAATAGGGGTATACCACTTTTTTGAAAACCATACAATTTACTTATAGGAAGGGAGAGGTATACCTCTAAAAAGGACGTTATATGTTTGATTTTACAAGTTTATTTAATAAGAATAGTAATAATTCACCTCCTGTTATTAATTTAAGTGAGGATAAAAAGTTGCCTACTGAGCCTTTGGAAGTGAAGGCGACGAAAGCTAATAAGTTGTTTGGAGAAAATATCACTCAACCAGATAATAGTGAATATGTGAAGAGTTATTCTACAAGCGACTTAATATTTAGCTGTGTAAGTTATGCTTGTGATATTGCAAGTCAGGTTAAATTAAAAGCATACATTGAAAAAGATGAAGAATTAGAGCCTATAAAAGATAAAAAATTAAAGGCTTGGTTACAACAGCCTAATCCGTTTCAGAGTATGTCTGAATTGATATATTTATATATTCAAAGCTATCTGCTCACCGGTAATGCTTATATGAGTTTTGAAAAAGTGGCAAATAAATATGAAAGTTGGGTTCTTAATCCTGTTAAGATAAAGATTGTACCTCATACAAAAAGGTATATTCAAGGATTTTTATATGATGACCAAATAGCCTATAAGGCAGAGGAAATTATATTTTTTAAAAATCCTTCAATAGATAATGAATATTATGGTCAAAGTTTTTTAAAGTCATTAATTGACCCGCTTTTATTAGAGAGTTATGCTACATCAGATTTAAAAAGTTTTTATCAAAATTCCACTATCATGAGTGGATTGCTAACGAGTGAATATCCGCTGTCTGATAAACAGATTAAATCATTACGGGAACAATTTAAAAAGCTCTATGGTCAAAAAGGTGGTGAGCGTTTTGGATTCCTTTTGTCAGGTAACAATTTAAAATATCAACCTTTAAAAATAAGCCCAAAAGACGCATTATTGCTTGAGGCTCTAAATATTAGTGAGGATAAGATATATAAAGTTTTCCGTATGAATCCTTTATTATTAGGAGTTGCAAAAGATTCAGTCAATGGCACGGAAGTGAGTAATTTTAAACAACTCTATGTAAATAACTTTATTAGACCTATGTTACATAGAATGGTACAACAATTTACTACATTCTTTAGAAGAGTTTTAAAAAATGATTCAATTGTTTTTGTTGAGGACTATGATTTTATTCCAGAGATGAATACAGTATTAGAAGAAAAAATAGACGCTGTAAAACAGGCTATTAGTATTGGACTCTTGTCTACTGATGAGGGAAGAAATATTATTGGATATAATCCACTGGAAGGTAAATATACTGATAGTCATTTAGCACCTTCATTCTTAACAGGGACTAATCCTCTTGATTTGGTTAGTGGGGAGCAGTTAAATCTTGCGCCTACGAATCAACAACCTACGCCTCAAGGAAGTACAAGCCCTGATGGAGGTAGTCAGGATGGTGTGAGTAGAGAATAAAAAGGAGCGGTAAAATAATTTGTTAAGGTTCATTATGCAAATTAGTAAATTACAAGACAAAGAAAATATAGAAAAATTCAGTAATGAAATAGTTGAATACATAAAAGATAAAATAAAGATACCATCTAATAATAAATATTTTAGTGATAAACTTTTAAAGCATATAAGAAAAGGAAAAAATGTTAAATTTAACTATGATATTTTGCTTCAATGTAGTAAAGGAGTGTAAATGGAAATTTGGGGAGACTAAATAAAGGATTGTAAATGCAAAAGAAAGGTTTTTTAAATTTAGGTATAAAGGTATTATCTCCAGAGGAAAATACTGATGTCATTAAAATTAAAGGTTATTGTAGTACCAATAGTGTTGACCGAGATAATGACTTAGTTTTAGCGGAGATTATTGACACTAAAAATTTTGACAAAAACCCTATCGTCCTCTATCAACATAATTGGGATAAGCCTATCGGTAAAGTATTAAAGCATAGTATTGATAGTCGAGGTATGACGGTTGAATGTGAGATTTATAAAGAATTAAACCCACAAGCATTCAATGCAATAAAATACGGGGTATTAAAAACGTTTAGTATTGGTTTTCTTGGTAAAGGGCGTTGGGACGAGAATACTGACTTATACATTTTTGAACACGTGGAGCTATTAGAGGTGAGCATTGTGTCAATACCTTCAAATGCTGACTCTATATTCGAGATGGAAAAAATTTGTGAGAATGGGCAATGTTTAATGAAGCAATTAAATAGTAAACATTATACCAAAACCCCAGAACACACAACTCCAAAAACTATACCAAAGGATTTACATATGGAAGAAAAATTAAAGTCTTTAGAGGCTGAATTATCAGAGATTAAAAATCAACTTGCAGAGCTTTTAAAAGGACTTCAAGAAACAGCTGAAGGGCAAGTTGAAAAAACAACTGAAGAGCCTGAAAACAAAGATTTAGATGAAGGTGTAGCAGAGGAAAAAGAATTGTCTTTAACAGACCATATTGAAGCTGTTGCAAAAGCATTGGAAAATAAAGACAACATTGAAACTTTAATGAAGTTTTATGAGGAATTTGGAAAACAACTCAACGATAAAATAAATCAAATATTAGAAGGAGAGTAGTATGAGTTTAGACGTTATCAAGAATTTGAAATCAGAGGTTGAAACTCTGAAAAAAGAATTAGAGACTTCAAAAGCTGAAGCTCAAAAAGTTGAAGAAATTGAAAAAGAATTAGGTGCTATTAAAGCTGACCTTGAAAGAAAATCTATTTTCGGTGAAGAAAAAGTATCTGACAAAGAAGTTGCAAAAGCTGAAAAGAGGGCATCTGATTTACAACTTAAATCATTGATTACAGGTAGACCTGTTCACAGTTTTGCTGAATTCAAAGAAGTTGCTTCTGTTATTGAAAAAGCAATTAAACCTACTGATATTTCTGATTGGATGGCTGAAAAATTCAGTCAAGAAATTATTGAAAAAATGGAACTTGAACTAAAAATTGAAAAATTATTTGACAGAGTTATCGTTCCTGATGGTGTTCAAAAATTATCATTCCCTAAAAAAACAGGAAGTTCAACAGCATACTTAATTCAACCTGCACAAGATGCAATTGAAAGTGCTATTACAGTAGGTAAAGTAAGTTTTGAGCCTGTTAAAATCAAAACTTTAGTAACAGTTGCTGATGAAACTCAACAAGAAGCCGTTGTTGCGTCTTTACTGAATGTTGTTAAAGAAGATATTGCTTATAGTTTAGCAAAAGCAAGTGAAGTAGCTCTTATCAATGGTGACCTTACAGGCGGAATTAATGGAAATCCAGCAGCTACTGATGTTTCAAAAGCATTTAACGGACTCAGAAAATATGGTTATGATGTAAATAAAATCGACAACGGTGGCGGTGTTTTATCACTTGACACAATCAGAGCAGCAAGAAAATCTTTAGGTGTTTTCGGAATTGACCCAAGCGAACTTGTTTTAGTTGTTAATCCAACAGTATATTATCAACTATTAAATATTGAAAACATTCAAACTATTGATAAAATAGGTAATGCAGCGGTACTTAAAACAGGTACTATTGCAATGATTGACGGTATCAACATTGTGCTTTCTGAAAAAATCCCTGTTAACTTGAATACAGCAGGTGAAGTTGATACATCAACTCCTGGAACACTTACAGGTGCATTGCTATTTAACAGAAAAACATTCAGAGTAGCTACAAGAGAGACAGTTAGTTTTGAACAAGACAGAAGTATAATCAACGATACAAATTGGTATACAGCGAGAAGATATCTTGATTTCAAACAAATGACTGTTGACCCTAAATCAGTAGCATATATCGTTAACGTAGCTCAATAATTTTGAGCTACTCTTTCTTTTTGTTTTACATGAGGCAGGTTTTCCGCTCCTTTTTCCTGCCTATTACTTTTTAGGTAGTCCTGCCTCATGTAAGATAAAACCATAAGGAGATTTAATGAAAAAATATAAAGTTACTTACAAAGGAACGGGCGAGTTTCTTGTTAGAGGTATATCATTCAATCAAGGCGTTACATTAGAGGTTCAGGCAAACATTGCAGAGTATATCAAAAAAACATTCGGCGGTAGATTTGTTGTGGAAGAGATAAAAGAGGTGAAAGCACCTCCAAAAGTTGAAACTCAAGAAGAGGCTAAAAAAGAAGCACCTAAAAGAAGAGGAAAGGTGTCTAAAAAAGCTGAATAGGCTTATAAAGGCTAAACAATGGCACATTTTTTGTTGAACGATTTTAAACAATATAAGAATTTAGATTTAACAGATACATCCGATGACAGCATTATAGATACAATTCTTTATGGTGTTGAAGGATTTTTAAAAACTCAATATAATATTTATTTACAACCTGAATTAGTGACTTTGAAATTTAATGGTGACGGGACTGATACGCTTATTTTACCTACAAATCAGATAGAGATTGTAAATCTTTATATTGATGATATATTACAGGATTTATCTAAATTCTATTTAGAATATAACATTTTAAAAGGTATTGACAACGTATTTACTAAAGGCATTCAAAACATTAAAATAGACGCTAATTTAGGTTATACTGAATTGCCTAATGACTTAAAACTTGCAGTGTTTATTTTAGCTGATAAAATTTATAACGACAATAAAAATAATGTTGATAGTTTGTCTACTATATCCGACCCAAATATGGGCAGGTTAGCTTTTGTAAACAATATACCAAAGAAGTTTTATATATTTATAAATCCTTACATTATAATTAACTTGTAAGGTTTTTAAATGCAAAATAATGATAACTTTGAGTTAGAATTAGAAAGACTTTTAAACTATGTTGAAAGTTTTGTAAGCAGTAAAGACGAATACAAACATAAAGAAGTGAAAATAACACCTACAATGTATAAGGTGTTAGTAAAAACTCTTGAGGAAGA